TGTTGCAACATTGGAGCACCCGTGTTATTTAGCGGGTGTTCTGATGTTTCAACGGCAACCAAGAAAGGAATTGCCATGTTAAAAACAAACGCGTCAATTCGGCGCTTTATTTCGTACCAAAAGCAAGCAAACCCGGACAGCGAATATCTCCTACATGCTTGGCGAGAATACGAAATATATGTATACTGTGTAGCAGACACCGAAACACCAAAAACATTCAAGGAATGGATCACGTCATGAAGGTCAAAGACGCTCTAAACTACGGTAAGATATCGACCGGCAACTCTAAAATGCCCGGTACCACATACGCTATCGATGCATTCGCCTGTAACACTGGTTCAAAGCTGGCACAGATCGAGGGCACACCGTGCCACTCGTGCTATGCTAGGAAGCTCCAGAAGCTCCGCCCTAGTGTCAATCAAGGTTGGAAGGCTAACCTTGCCAAGTGGCAAACTAGCGACCCCATCGAATGGGTTGCTAGCATGGTATTCCAGATATCACGCTATAACACAGATGGATACCATCGCTGGTTCGATAGTGGCGATCTACAATCGCTGGACATGCTGGACGCTATCGTTTCCGTGGCACGTATGACACCCCATGTCCGCCATTGGTTGCCTACGCAGGAACGAAAGCTTGTCGCAGATTGGCAAAGGCTTGGCAACACTTTGCCCCTGAACCTTAACGTCCGCGTATCGGCGGCAAAGCTTGATGGAGACAAACCCAAGGGCATAAACGGCTCACAAGTCTACACCAAAGGGCAAGCGCCCAAGGGCTACACATGCCCCGCCCGTACACAAGGCAACAATTGCGGCGAGTGTCGCGCCTGCTGGTCTCGCAATGTGCCATTAATCAGCTATCCGAAACACTAAGAAAGACAAACAATGAATTGCACCCGTTGCCACAATGGCCCCATTGAGTTTATATACCGTATCAATTGGAACGATATTCACTATTGCCCACAGTGTAACCTTGAGCACACCGTGGATATAAGACAAAAGACAGAATTGATAGACACCAACGCAAGAGAGATAGAAAGGTTCGGAGAATGAACAAAGAGCAGACAAAGAAATTAACGGACGAGGAATTATCCTTTGCCTTGCAAGACATCAACAATACTGCCCGTTTACATGATCATGGGACGCCTTATTATGATAAGCTTTTGTCTGATTATGATCTAATCATCGAAGAGATGGGACATAGATGCGCCATTGAGTACCAGAAGAGGTACCAAAAATAAATAAAATATTTTTTGTCTCACCCCTTGAAATATCAAAAAGGCTTCCTATATATACTCTATAGAGTACTCTACTGGGTACTCTTTAAAAGAGATCATACTATATTGGTACCTATATAGAGGACATAATGAACACGCTGAAATTACAAACGACAGACCAAGAACTGCACGACGCCTACCTGCTCATGGACAAGGGCAGAGGTAAACAGGTGAGTGTCCGCAGAGATCAGTTTGTCCACATGGCCCTAGACCATACTGCCATGGTCCGGGCCTTGGAGAAGCTTGGTGTTAAGATTGAGGTCTCTTAGATATGCGCTGTGCCATCTGTGACGCACCATTGTCACCTACTCAGCCGCTGGAGAACGACCTGTGCTCAGAGTGTGGCCACCATGTGCGTAGAGCCTTGGGACAGACTGACCCCATTGAGACACTATTGAAAGAGGATGAAGAATGAACATTTTTGCCAGCATACTTGCAATCTTCCTTGGCCGTGCCATATTAATAGAACAGAAACTGAAAGGCGACAAATGAACATATTCTACCTCGACCGTGATCCTGCCAAGTGCGCCATGATGCACTGCGACAAGCACGTCGTTAAGATGATCTTGGAGTACGCACAGTTGCTCAGCACTGCCCATCACTTGGTCGATGGGGAGCCTAGTATCGACTGCTACAAGCCTACGCACAAGAACCACCCCAGCGCCGTCTGGGTCAGGGAGAGCCGGTCTAATTACCAGTGGCTCTACCAGTTACTCGACGCCCTGCTGGTAGAATACACCTTCCGGTACGGTAAGGTTCACAAGACAGAGAGCAGTGGTATATTCCAGAACCTGTGTAAGATTCCATACGAGCTACCGGGTGGCAAGTTCACAGAGCCTCCCCAGTGTATGCCAGACGAGTGCAAGGACGACGACCCTGTGGTAGCATACAGAAACTACTACGTCAGGGAGAAGAGCTACATGGCACGGTGGAAGAACACCGATTCACCACCGTGGTACAAGATTGGAACAGCAATAGAACTTATGGAGACGGTATGATGACTAAGACCTACAAATGGAGCCATGACGAAGAGATCACCGCAGAAGAGTTTATCAAACGATTGGTCCCCTTGGTAGATGGCCCTGTCCAGATGCTATGGGAGTGCGACGGAGATATGTTCATGTCTGACTATCACAAGCTGACCGTGGCGGCAGCGCACTTGAGAATTTTTAAGGAGCAAATAGATGAATCCTGATGATGAAGCAATGATGGCCAGATGTTTAACCTGTGATGGAGCATTTGACGTTATGACGAGCTATGATGGAATACATTGCAATGGTTGCATGGAAGAGTACGAAGACATAAAGGAGCACGAAGATGAAGCGTGACGAGATACTGCACACTGCAAGCGAGTTGATCAACGGTGATCGTGCCAAGGACTACGGCGATGCATACCTGAACCATATGCGAATCGCTGATTTCTGGAACAGTTACCTAGACCATGAGATCAAACTTACGCCTACAGATGTCGCCACGATGATGATGCTCCTGAAGATCGCACGTCTGATCAACGAGTACAAAGAGGACAGTTTTGTAGACATCTGTGGGTACGCTGCGTTGGCCGGGGAGATGTCTAGTGCAGATGTTAAACGTCCTGACTGGGGCTGATGTGATTAAGATATCTATCACCAGCCTTGTATTTTTAGCGGCAGCATATTACATATGGAAAGGTTAATCATGGACAAGTTTACAGAGTCGGAATATTTCAACCACCTCTACAAAGAGGGTCTTTCGCCGGAGATCACTAAATATTTTGAAGAGATGGCTAGGATAAATCAGCGGAGCATGACATACTTTATTATCATGGCCTTGGAAGAGCTTAAGATGTACCTAGACCAGCAACCACACTACACAGTAGACCTAGAAGACGATGAAACGGAGACACAGCACTGATGGATCAAATTGAGTCCACTGCGATCAAGACGCACCAACCGTGTCAAAGCTGCGGCAGCAGTGATGCCCTGAGCATCTACGATGACGGACATACCTACTGCTTTAGCTGCGAAGAAACACTCAGAGAGGTCAATGAAGTGGAAAACATAGACGATTACAGGCCGGCCAAACCTGACACCCCGTGGTCAGAGCGCAGGATCAGCAAGGCTGTGTCTGATTTCTACGGTGTAACAGTGACCGACCAGTCTGTGATGTTCCCCTACCACCTTCCTGATGGTATGCGGGTATCGAATAAGACCAGACGAGCAGGTAAGATATTTTCAACTAGTGGAGACTTCAAAAATTGTACGCTATTTGGGACGCATACACTGAGCAAGGCACTGGGGACTAAATCGAGCACACTGATCGTCACAGAGGGTGAAGCGGATGCGCTGGCAGCGTTCCAGATGGCCAACTCTGTGCAGCCCAGTGCCACGGAGATCACCAAGAGGCTTAACGCAATCGTACACGCCCTGAGCTTGAAGAGCGGACAGGCAAGTGCTGAGCGCGACTTCAAGAACAACCTAGAGCTACTGGAAAGCTTCGACCGTGTGTTCATCTGCTTCGACAACGAGCCAAAGGCACAAGAACAGGCGGAGAGGTGTGCCAAGCTGCTCAAACCGGGCAAGGCATTTATCGTTGAGCTTGAGCACAAGGACGCTTGTACCTACAGTTCGCGCAGCATGGAGCAGGAGTTCCTAGGTCACCTTAAGAACGCCGTATGCTACACCCCTAGTGGTATCAGGAATGCCGCCTCAGACTTTGATGGTCTTTGGTCTGAACAGAACCTGCGTTCCATAGACTTCCCGTTCCCTGCCCTACAGAACAAGACGCTGGGCGTAAGGTCTAGGGAGATCGTCACATGGGCAGCAGGGACAGGCGTGGGCAAGTCCAGCTTGCTCAGGGAGCTTCAGCACCACTACCTGAAGGAAACAGACGTTAGCATAGGTATCATTGCCTTGGAGGAGTCCGTTGACCGTACCCGGCGAGGCATCTTGGCGGTTGAAGCAAGTGATAGACTACACCTCAACGAAGTATTCGAGAAGTATTCGAAAGAACAGATTAAGGAATACTTTGACACTACTTTAGGCACCGGCAGGGTCTTTATCTACGACCATTTCGGTAGCCTAGAGATGGAAGACCTGATCAACCGTGTCCGATACATGGTGGTTGGTCTGGATTGCAAGGTCATCTTCATCGACCACCTGAGCATCTTGGTCAGTGGCCTAGACATCAACGACGAGCGGAAGGCCATAGACCGTACCATGACGTTGCTCCGCCAGTTGACTGAGGAAACAGGCTGTGCGATACACTTGGTCACACATTTGCGTAGACTAGGATCAGACCGTAGCCACGAAGAGGGCATGGAGGTCAACCTTGGACACCTTAGAGGATCACATGGTATTGCACAGATCAGCGAC